AGCACCTGTACCTGTGATGGTTGGGCTAGAAATTGTTGGGCTAGTACCAAATACATTTGCTCCGCTACCAGTCTCATCTGTTAAAGCAGCAGCAAGATTTGCGCTAGATGGAGTAGCAAGAAATGTGGCTACACCAGTACCAAGACCAGCCAAGTTTGCTGTAGGAAAACCAGTAGTATTAGTTAGAGTTCCAGATGCTGGTGTGCCTAAGGCTGGAGTAGTAAGAATAGGGCTAGTTAAAGTTTTACTAGTAAGAGTTTGTGCGCCTGTTAAAGTTACAAGTGCTGCTGTATCGGTAATGCCATGTACACCAGTTGAATCTTCAATGTGGTCATTAGCCTCTTGTAAATCACGACCAATAACCATATGTCGAACTACAGCACCAGCAGAGTGGGCTACACCAGTAGAACCATCTCTACCTCTAGCAATACTAAGCGTATTACCTGATGAGTAATTACTAACATCTACAATTTCTTCAAGAGCCGTATCAGGGTCAATGACAACGGTATAGGTTTCACCTACTGCGGGTGTCTTGCCACCCATTAGGTTAGCACCAGAACCTACTGTCATAGTTGCATCACTAGAAGTGATGCCACTACTTAATGTAGTCTGCTGTGCTCTGGACGAGTATTTTCTAGTTGTCATTTATCTGCCTATCAAAGGGAGTAGTGGACACGGATAGGATATTTTTCTTGCTGGCTCTTAACTTCTTCATTTAATCTCTGATTAAACAAAGAATAAACTTGCTTAGTAATAGATTGAGATGAACCATATGGACGCTTGGAATCTGTCTCATCTGCCTGTGGGCTAATCATTGAAGCACGTGCTGGGTCAAGATTAGATAGCAAGCGATAAGTAGCACCAAGAATAATTAAGTCTTTGCAAGAATCTGGTAGCCCAGTTTGTGTTGCAAAGTTTTCTGTATTAGCAGTAAAAGGAGTTGGGTCAGTAGCGTATACAATTTGAACACTACGTCCCGAAGGGATATAGTCATAGATAGATACAGTCTGACTGCTAGTAAATGCAGTTGAGTTAGCGTTACCATCAAAGCGGTAACTGCGAATAGGAATCCATTCCTTGCTTGAGCCTAAGGCTTGATAGGCAATAGCAAGAATGTTACGGATGTTTAGACTGCTACCAGTAGCAGGCAACCTAAATGCTGAGACTGCAGAATTAGATGTAATTGTAGTTGTGTTGGCTGCAAAGATAGATGAGCCAATTGCACTGATAGTATCGTTGATTGCTCGCTTAATTACAAAGCGAGGGAATGTAGGAGCAATGGTAACTTTAGTACCTGCTGTGTGTGCTGCAAGAGTAGTGCCTAGATATGCTCTACCATAAGGAGCAATAGTTGCTGTGTTACCAACTCGGTCATAGTTATCTACCCAGAATAGTTCTTCGTCAATCTCAATGATGCCCTTGCCTACGCTATCGGTAGATGCAAGAGTCAAAGTAATTGGTGCTGCAATAGTTGAAGCAGTTGCAGCCACATCATTTGTAATGTGCGTAGCGCGGTCCTGTTGAAGTGTGTAACCTGAAAGGTTCATTGACACTTCGTTAATCATATCTAATAATGTAGCCATTATACGTTTATGCTCCTTAGCGCAGCAACTGCTGACTTGTTAGTAGTAGAAGCAAGTTCGTTGCAAATGGCATTTAAACCTTTGTATGCAGAAGGCTGACGTGAAGCACTAGCCTTGATGTTAAGTGCTGCAACAACTCCTAGACCAGTTGTGCTTGCATAAACATTTGCTGCACCTTGGTCTGCTTTACCAGTTGTACCAGCAAGACGATTAAGTTCTGCAGTAAGACTGCTACCATCTTTACCTAGTGCCATTATTTCTTACCCTTGTTTCTCTTAGAAATTGCTGCAGCCTTACGCTTGGCATCAGCCTTAGAACTTGCTCCCCACGCATTAAGGGACAGAAGCAATCTTGTTGGCGAGCCGTCAGGCTTGCGCTCTGGTCCTGGCATTCCACCCATACGTGCTAGGAAGGATGCTCTACGTGGGTTGTCTCCAGCCTTTACAGGCGCTTTGAGCGTGCCACCCTTATAAGATGCCCTACCCTTGGCATTGAGTCCACCAGCAGGGTTCTTGCCTTCTTTACGTGTCCAGGCTGCTGTCATTATTTTTCCTTAGCCATACTTGAGAGTTTGATAATAAAACTTCTGATTCGTCCTTGACTGCCCCTACAAAGGTATCTATTGACCAGCCTGGCTGGAACTCAACACCTCTAGGGTCTTCCCATAGGTAGTCATCAAATGCCATAATCCCACCTGGCTTGAGTAATCTCCAAGCAAGCACGGCATCCTGTAGCACACCTTCTGCGGTATGGTCTCCATCAATATAGATGAAGTCATAGGTCGGTTCTTCAACAGAGCGAAGGAACTCTTTGCTATCCATTTTGTACTTAATCACATTAGGCCGAAAGGCAATCCGTGAATCGTATACACGCTCAACGTCTAGCCAATTCATCTCTTTGTGTTCTTCTTCATCTGAGCCAGTCCAGATGTCTACATCTTCTAGCACAGAGTTCTTTGTAACGAGTACGTTATCTACCAGCCATACAGTTGCATCGCCTGTGAAGGCGCCAATCTGTAAGAACCTAAGACCAAACTTTCCAGCAAGTGGTAGTAGTTGTGACTCAAAGTTTTCTTTTGCGGTCATCTCAAACCAGTTAGGATATTTAGTCTGCATAACCCTTACCTCTACCAAAAGCATCATAGTAGTTCTCATCCATATTAAATCGCTTCATATGTCCTACAGTTGCAGCGGTATCACACCACAGAGGAATCTCTGCTTTGTTGACTACTGCAAAGAAGTAGATGTCTTCACCAGTGAACTGCTTGTTAGCACCCACTTCTGTAAAGAACGGAACTCCTGGCAATGCTTTCTTAATTCTTGTTATTACACTGCGGTGCATTAGACAAAAGCCCATACCTGCAGCACTTACTTTAATAAAGGCATTCTTTGGTAGTGGGTCTAAACGTCTAATCCCAATACCAAACTCTGCCTCAGCAAACTCATATACAGTTGCTAGAGGTTTCATCAATGGTTGTTCTGGTTCATTACTTGTAAAGTAAACACCAGTAAGCAATGGAATATCTACGGCATCTCTACGATTCCAGAGTTTAAGAAACTTCTCTGGAGTAATCATAATGTCCGAGTCAAGCCAGAGTAGCCAATCAGATTTATTATTGTCATACCAGCGATTGACTAGCATCTCTCGCTGTTGTGCTATCTGATTACCGTGGGCACGTAGTGACCCACAGAACTCTACGCCTGAGTTTATGAGAGTATCTACGACACCTTCCATAAACTTTCCATCTACCATACCATTGTCGCACCAAGCGACTGCTAAGGTTTCTTTCTTTTGTTTAGCCATTGTCCCCCACCTTTATTACTTCTTAATTTGCTTTCCAGTCTTATTATTATACTTACGACCTTGTAGGATTGCTCCTACTAATTGTCCTTTTTCTGCATCAAAACGAGCATTAGCAGCACGAGCACGAGCATCTGCTCCTGGAGTTGGGTCAGCGCCTTTATTAAAAGCATCTTTCCACGCGCTACCAAAATCAGCAGCAGCACCAGCAACAGTTTTAGCGTAACTTATAATTGGTTTATAAACTGAAGACATATTTGAATGGTCTCCAGCAGAGTTACGTGTCTTTGCCATGTTACTTCTTCTTGCCCATCTTCTTCATGGCTGTCTTCTTAGTAGCCATCTTCTTCATGCCCATCTTAGTTTCCATCTTCTTTTCAGACTTTGATTCCATCTTTTCACCAGTCTTGTAGGCTGCCTTTTTTGCTGCTGCTTTGCCTGCTGCTGTGTAAGGGAATTTAGTTTTTCCGACCATTGGCATTATTGTATTCCTGCTTCCTTGAGTTCTCGCATTACTGTGGCTGTTGGTTTGTCTATCTTCTTTGCTTGTACCATTGTACCGCCGTCATACGCTGCACCTAATTTATCAGATGCATCATGTGCCGCTTCTATTTGATGTGCTCTTGTGCCGTTAGGCTGGATACCCTGTGCTCTAGCACTACGATATGCTTCAAGTTCAGAGTTCCACTTCTTTTGTGTTGTGCCACTTGCAATTACATCGCCTCTAGCATCACCTGCATTTAACTGAAGGTTCTTAGCCTTACAGCCAAAGCAATCCTCATCACACTGAGTATGGTCAATAGAAACTTCTTCATACTCAAATGGCTTTTCTTGTGTTGCATCACAGAGGACGCATCCGTATCTGGTAGCCACAAAGTTATGGTCTGGGGTAAAACCCCAATCAAGTACCTTGCTAATATGTTGGTGCATTTGTCCCTACTCTGTTGTAAAGTTAGCCGAAGTAACAATCCCATCAGCAATCATTGCTGTTCTAATGGCATCGCTGATTCCAGTATGTTGACATCCACCCATATAGTAAGCAGTGTAAGTTGCTAACTCATCTTCGGTTGGATACTGTATAAGTGAATAAACACCACCATCTAAGATGATAGTATAACTCTTAGTACGTTGTTTGAAATGTGTGAACAAACGGTGCATACCAATGTGACCTTGCTCCAGCGTTGGTGTTACAAGTGTATAGGTTGCCATTGTTCTCCTTAGTGAACTTACTCCGTAGCAGGGATATTGCTACCCCTACTCAAGCGTCAATCAATTAAGCGACTGATGAACCGTTAAGAATACGATACAGGGCTGCTTCGCGGTAACGCTTGAAGCCTAGTACGCCGTACCAACCCATTGGGCGGAAACGCATCAACTGGTCAATGACTGGACCGATAACTACATGTGGCTCTTCAGCAACGGCTTCAGCCATTGCTTCCTTACCAGCAAGAATTGTGCGGTATACCTTGGCACTTGAAGCACCGTCAGTATCGTTGTACATACGAGCAGACTCTACGAAGTAGGCTCCTTCATATGAACCAATTTCTCCAGCCCAAATGTTTTCATTTGAGTTGTACTCGTGAGGCAAACGCCATCCACCAGCACCAGTCTCAGCACGAAGGTCGTGTGAAACTTCTGGGTGGATACCACACCAGTACATTGAACCCTTACGAGGAACTGACAGACCTGAACGCAACTTAGCAACAGCCTTACGGATGTTTGCAGAAGTGATTGTATCTGTAGCAGCAATTGTTACTGTGTTAGTACGTGTGCCACCATAGATGACGTTAGTACCACCACGAAGTTCAGTCTGTGCGACTGTATCAATTGAACCTGCAAGGTTGAAAGCGATGATGTTAGCAATTGCTGGGTCTACATCAGCAAGGCTGAATAGTTCCAAAGCACGTGTAACAAGGACAGAGTTACCGTACTCAGCAAGAGTAATAGTAACTGATGTTGGAGCAGCAATCTGTACTGAGTCGCGCTCAGTTGATTCTGATAGAGCAGTTGTCTGTTCTGACAAATCTGCGTAAAGTTGTAGAACTACGGTTGAGCCAGGGTTTGCTAACTTAGTGGGCTTCTTATCAGCGACACTACGAATTAGGGGTTCTGAACGCAACGCAAAGTCTAATAGTCGGTCATACGCCTTTTGGACGAGACCTGCACCACCAGCGGTACCAGCGAGATTGCCAGTAGAGGATGTATATGCATTAGCCATTGTTGTTCACCTCCTAGGTGAGTTGTGAAATTACTATGTATTTATTACTGTTGAGAGTAGATAATTGAATTGAGTTCTTCTGCGGAAGCCGCATTATTAATTCGAGTCAATAAATCTTCTGCTCGGTCAGGGGTCGTACCAAGTTGAGTAACTACATCTTGCTGCCTTAGGGCTGCACGATTTAGTTGCTGTTCTTCAGTTGCCTCTGGCTGTGTTAATCCAAACAGGTCTCCGTTATCTGCAAGCCAGTTATTAACTGACTCTTCGCTAACTTCATCCAAGTCTTTTAGGATTAATCGTTGTGCCTTTGGATTGACACCCTTCTGTTCTAGGACCTCTTTGACTGTACGCTCACGCTGCGCCTTGGATAATCCCTCAAGTTGCTCAGTGAGTTCCTTGATACGCTTCTC